AAGTAGCATCCTCCTTAAAATCTTCACATTCTATTTCTTGTCTTAGGCTAACTTTTATATCTAGATTAAATCTTTCATTTATTCTATCTACGGCTAATTTTCTTTCTGCTAACATCACATCAACATTTAAGTTAATCATTTGATTGTTTGCATTTGCTTCATCTGTAATAAGTCTTTCTTTCTTTTGTGTATTAGCCGAATTTATTCCTAGCATATTGATTAAATCATTCCATTTTCTCTCTTTCAAATCTTCTAAATCTAATCCAATAAATGGTATTTTTATGTCTAATACTTCAAGACTTTTGGTATCTAATCTATCATTCCCAAAAATCATATATCCGAAACCATCATACTCCTTCATTATATTTTGCATTGTTAACCTTTGGTTTTCACTACTCTTCAAAATAACCATATTACGTTGATGGTATAAGTTATTATCTATAGTTCTTTCGATATCATATAGTCTTTTTAAGTGGTGTTGTAGAAGCACACTTGTTGGATACGAAAGTTTATTATTTCTTATTACTTCTATTTCATCATTTTGGTAGTTATGTTGATATCCATTGTTACCATAACAGTTCCATGCAATGGGTTCATCATAATGATTTAATTGGTCATACTGTGTACACTTTGTCATCATAAACCCAAAACTTTCATCATCTATAAAAGCTATTTGACCAAAATTAAAAAGAGTTTTTTCTATGAATCTTTCAGGAATATCGTTAGGTAGTTTTTCCCATTTAAACAATGAAGTAATCATTAACAATAATCTATTATAGTAGTGAATATAAGTTTCATTATTTAAAAAACTAGATTGGTCTACTTCATCAATTTTTAATACTTTACTTGGTCTTACTGAATTTCCCATTTTACACCTCCTTTAATATTGTCTAAATTTATCAGCTTTCCACATTGTTACACCTTTATTAAATATATTCTGAATTTCTTCTAAGTCCTTTTGTGGTAAGCTTCCATCAATATTTGCGTTTTGAGTTTTAATAAATTGATAATCTAATGTTGAGTATATGTCAGGGTATTCTAAGCTTCTTACAGGATAACCAAACATTTTCCAATAATCATTTGCAGTTTTTAGATGGTCTGTGTCCATGGTCATAAGCATTATTTTTATACCATTTTGGAATTGTATTCTATCCATAGCACCATCCTGAATTGAGGATAATTGATTTGGTTGCCTTTGTGCTTGTTGTTCTTGTAGCATTACGTTTGTAATACTTTCAAATCCTGTTATCGCACCCATTGGAGAACCTCCTATAGCACTTCCAACTATTCCAACCCCTGAACCTACCATTTTTAAATTATTCATATCCTGATTATTCATTAAATATTTAGCGTATGTGTTATTTGCAACGGGTAAAGATGTATTGCACTTAACTACTAAAGCATTTGAGTAGCTATATGTCTGTCCTCTATAATTTTTAGGTATCACTCTATAAAACGGTGTCTCTGATATACTTGATTGTATTTCAAACTCTACGATTTTACTTGGAAACCTGTTAGGCTCTAATTCTATAGTTTGGCCTGTTGACATGTCTTGAACAACTATTTTTGTATACGGTGAAGATAAACATTTTGAAAGTCCTAAGTTTACATTTGAGTAATCAAAGGTTATTGTTTGTTTTACCACTTCTTCAGGGTAATTTGTTCCTGTACATATTGGTAGTGTTTGTCCAGTTATTGCAGAAGTTATATTGTTTACGACAAAGGCTTCTAGGTTTCCAAGCGATGGCACATAAACAACACTATTTATTCTATCTCCTACACCATTATTAGCTAACACTTGTAAATCTGCACTCATTACATTTGCTTGGTTTTGCTTATACATCAGTACAAGTGATGGTATTGAAAAACCACCAATTTTAAATGAATATGCACTCGATGTGCTATTTTCTATTTTAGTTACATCTGAATTGCAAAATACAAAATAAGCACCGTTAAAATTAGTTGAAGTTGACTTATATTCTATTAACTCACCCGGTGAAGGTGTGTCTGCAAGAGTATTCATCCCATCTAATGAATGAGTTCTTCTTTCTATAAAAGATTTTTGAAAGTCCAATTCAAATTGCCAAGTTTGCCACACATCTATTTTTAATATTAATCTTGTAACATTGTCATTAACAAATTCAAAGCTTTCTATAAAGTAATAAAACCATTTACCATTAACTATTGTGTTTTGATATATTAAATAGTTGTACTTTATAGCGTCATAATAGTTAACTGTTATCTCCATTGTGTTCTCATGTCTAATATAGTTATAATCTCTAACTATACCGTTTGGCAGACTATTAAAATACGATTGTTGCTCTGTAGTATTTGAAAATTTTATTTGGTGTTCGTTATCGTTCGAAAGTGGTGTATCTACTAGATAAACTGTACCACGAGGAGGGGAAATCATTTAAGATTTCCCACTAAACATGAAGTTTTACATAGTAAGTATTTGAGTTATCAAGTCCAGTTAATTCACCACTTGCACTAGATGTTAATACTGTTGATGGTTTATTATCTACTGATACATCATATTGAGTTGTAACTGTTAATCCTGTTATTTTACCATCGCCTGCAACCCCTAGTGAACCTGTTGCTAAATCTACTGTAGCAGGTGTATAAGTGAATGCAATCGAGTTAGCCAATAAACTAAAACCATATGTTTGCCAATGGTGTAAATAATAATTTGTCATCATTGTATCACCATTATAAAAACTATCAGTTCTAAGCAAGTTCTCATAAATTTGGAAACATGATTTATCACAAAGAATCGCAAATATTGGTTCTCCTACAAATGAATCTATTGTAAGCGTCATTGCGTCAAGTTCTAACATAGACTTGTTAAAAGCAGAAGCCAATAATTCAACATTCATATTAACTTTTGCAGTAGAAGAAAGTATTAAAATTTGGTCTTTTTTAGGTGTCCATGTTTTAACCGGTGTTGCTCCTCCACCTTTTTTAGTTGCAAATTGGTTGTATTGAGTTGATGGGAAAACAATATTTTCTGAATATGTTTGAATTGCTTTGACTAATCTTTTTGATATATCTGCGTCCGTTAATGATGATTCTGTTTTTGCGTCATAAATATTATTTATTGTAAGCATATTATTTTCATATGCGTTTGCGATAAGTTCTTTAGTAAGTTCAAATTGTTCTATTTCATCACCGTTAGTCATAGAGTTAATTATGCCTTGTGTGAATTGGTCTAAATCTGTTAACGATGTGAATGCCCTTTGTAAGTCAGAAGGTGCAATAGTTACTACAAATTTACCCTTTCTATTTAATCTATAATAAGCGACTTTATTATCACTTTTAAAAACTGATAATAATTGAGTACTTGAACCATCATAAGTTCCGCCAATAGCAGGATTTGTATAAATTTCCTGAATATCTTGACCATATGGGATACCTCCCTTTTTAAGCACGCTTAATGGGTTTTTAAAGTTTTTAGCTTGTACAACTGTAAGTGCAACTCTGTTAACTAAAGAATCTGCAAATTCATTCATGTTTGGTGTATAAGAAAGAATAGCATTTCCTACTAGTAAAAAATTTGATTGGGTTGCAACTGGAACTGTATCTTGATAATTTTTAGAAGCATTACTTCTAATTGTATTTAAAACACTAATCATATTTGGCATTATAACATTTCTCCTTCACTATTTAATAAATCTTCAAATTTCATTGGTTCTTCAACCTTTTCTTCGATTTTATCTTCAACTTTTTTATCCTTTAGGGTGCTTGAAAAGTCACCAAGTTGAAGCATGATTTTATTATTTACATTTTTTAAACTTTCATTATGTGTTGTTAAAGTAGTTTTTTCATTTGTCAAAGTATCAACTGTTGTTAATTGTTGTGAGTAGTCTTCCCTAAGTGTATTAAGCATTTCGCTTACTTGTCCTTGGTCTGATAAATTAGCTAGGATATTTAATACTAACGCTTCATGTTCTTCTCTAGTCATTGTTTAACCCTCCTTAAATTAATGATAATCTAATAATTTCATAAGTAATGTTTTTTAAGTTCATACTTTCAAAATAAACATTTCCAAGTTTGTAATTGTCAATAAAACCTTTTAATATTAAACTCTTACCCCCTTTTAGTAACATTGTGTTAGGTGTATGGTCATCAAGTGTAATGGAGTAAACCATTTTACATGATGGGTCTAAATCTTTACTAACAAAATATCTGCCCACGCTTGAATCTTTCCATATACCATAATCATTACCGTTATATTTTAAAGTGAAATAGTGTCTTGACTTTCCTGTTTTCTTTCCTAAGAAATCATTGTTGTCTCTTAGGAATTTATTATCAATGGCATACTGGCTGTATGAAGTACCTGAAATTAATTTACCGAAACGTGTCTGTTTCTTCATTTTAATAAAATCCTCATTTTGTACCATTTCGACCAGTATGTCACCGTTTTTAAATTTATTAAATCTTTTTTGCCCGTTTAGTAGTATATTGAAAAATAAAAAATATGGGTTAGTAACTGTTATAGCATTTGATAAAAAGAAAACTCTTACATCTTGTCTTGCTCTAGCAACTGTTTCATATAAATCTAAGAAATTAGTTACTTCATCAGGTAAATAATAGTAGTTTCCTTTATCTAACACAAATTCATCAAATATAATTTTATTTACATTTGGGAACGATGTTGATTTCTCAATTTTAGCTTTTGAAAGTGCTAAAAAGTGACCACATATTTCTCCATCTATATAAGCTTTATATCCTTTTACTTTTAATTCATTATCAGGAAATTGTTCTTTAATAGCATCGAAAAACTGCTCTTTCTTACCATTTTCAAACTCTGTATCATATCTTCGTACATAGACGAATTGCTTCCCTGTTTTTAAGAAGTCTTTTATAGCCCAACCTGTACTCCAATATGTTTTTCCTGCTCCTCTATTACCTACTATAAAATTAAATAGAGCGTTATGTGTTAATGTTTCGTTACCGTCATAGAACATAGACATTATAGTTTTCTCCTTTCCGATATCTCATTTAGTTCTATTACAACATCTCACTAAACTGTTAGGTTTTTATATGTGAGATGTTATAATAAATAAAATGAGGTATTCAAATGTATATTTGCAAGTTTTCACACCAATTCTTCGAAACATCTGTTCATCACAGTCGAATAGTTTCGATAGTACAAAATATTTACAACTTGTACCTCTCCTATATTATAGTACACGTGCATGAATTTGTCAATCACGTGTATGAAATAAAGGTAAAAAATTTACTCTCTAATAGTAAATTCTTTCTCAACTAATATTATTCCACCAGGTACACGTTTCTTTTGTAATTTTCCTTCATATTCTGCACCAATATCGAAGTTTTCTAGTTCAACAAACTCATGACATTTTGAGGGCATACCTGCACAAGTTATTTTCCACTTTTCTTCCTCATTTGATTTGGGTTTTTTCCCAAATTCCATATATGTTTTAGCCCTAAGATATTTCCCTTTAGAAAATATCAACTCATTGTCCCATGCACCAAGCTTTAACTCAT